AGCGTTTATGCGTGGTCGTACGTTTAAAGACTCGTGGATTATTGGCGACGAGATGCAAAATGCAACTCCAGGCCAAATGAAGATGCTACTAACCCGCATTGGCGAAGGGAGCAAAATTATAGTTACAGGCGATATCGAGCAAACAGATAAGCGCAAGAAAGACAACGGTCTTATTGACTTATGTAACCGACTAGATGGATCGGTTGGTGGAATTTCACAATGTGAATTAACTACTAAGGATATTCAACGCCACAGAATTATTGAAGCTGTGTTGGGAATGTATAGCGACGTTACGTAAGCAACTCGTAAATTTCTTTCCAGTCCTTTACTAAAGGAATACTTGGGTTTTTGTAATCCATATTAAAGCCATGCTCCATTAATAATGGTGTTAGGCCAAATTGGAGGCCATCTTCTGCGTTTCGGATATTGTCTTCAATCCAGTAGTCACCGGAGTTAACAAAATCAATCAAGTATTCCTTTTTAGGAGCACCTATAGGAAGACATTCAATGTGTTCAAATGTGCTTTCTCCAAACAGTTTGATTAAATTCATTCTGCGGAGTCTAGCAACATTCTCATCTTCGCTCACGCTTGTTATAACGTGGAATATGTATCCGTGGTCTTCGTGCAACATTTTGACGTACTGCATTGCATCGCGCAATGGTGGTAGGAACCCTATTGATGCAGACTCATTAAAGTTCTTAACAAGTCGTATTACCTTCTTGTCCTCTAGTCCATATTGATCAGCCACTTTATAAAACAATCCCTGATCCATAACAACTGGATCATGACCATGGTGATCAAGCCATACATGAAAGGCGTATTCCCAATTAAGGAGAACGCCGTCTGCATCAACTAGAATTCTTTTGTTCATTAGTCACCTTCTTTTGAAAAAACTTCTCGTGCAATAACAAGGCACAGGTAAATCCAAGTGCTCCACCTGTGCCAATCCACAATGCTGAAGCCCATCCTATCTTAACAACATACAAAATTAATGCTATGTCTGCAAATGCAATCGCATAACTTGTCGCAGCACCCCAAACAAAAAGTCTATGTATAACGTTTTGCTGTTGAAGTACTCTTAATGTAACTAGACAGAACGCTGCCAGTGTCATCAATAATCCGCTAGTCAGATCCATCTTCAACCTTTGCTTCGACGGCTGCTTTTACTTCTGCTTTTAATTCAGCTTTAACGCCTTCAACAATTTCATCCAGTACAATGTACTTCGCTTCTAGCTGGCTAATAACTTGTGGATAATGTGTCTTGTAAAAGTTATTAATTGTTTCAAAGTCTTTGCTGTCTTCAACATCACCAAGTTCACCTTGGAACCGTGACTTAAGAATCTTGCGCTCTTTGTAATCAATAATGACAGACGCTGTATTTAGGTACTTGGGTCTGATCTTTTTATCAACTTTAATTGTTTCGTTGTACTTGCCGTTTGGCGTTTGGTGATACGTTACTATAAAATATCTCATTTGTGCTCCTTATCTAATTTCATCTAATCCCCGTGTCCATAACTCTTTAATAATCTCAGAGCTTGCATTATCCGGGTGCTCTGGGGAATGGTCTACGCCGTCAATAAGTTTAGGCTCCCATTTGATTTCCCAGAGGTTATAATTGTTGCGAATTTCCCTGCCAAGTGTGTGATGGTATTGCGATAAAGCTCTACTGTCCCAACCTGTTGTAAAGAAATAATCTCTATCTTCTTGGGTCCACTCTTCCTTAACTATGCGTTGCAGATCCTTAATTATTTTTTCGTATTCAGGACTCATTTAGTACCTTGCACTAATTCTATTAACGTTGCTGACAAGTTAATTTCTGGGTCAGCAACCATTGCGTGGTTTACTAGTCCTGTGCGAATTGTTAAGATGGCTGCATCTTGTTGTTCTGCTGTCTCGCCCCACAACTCAAGTGAGTCGTACATCCAACGATAAACACTTTCAATCTCTTCTGGCCTGATACTTGCACAAATAACTTCACGTGCTTTTGTGTATTGTTGTTTCTTCATCAAGTCAATGGCAGCAACCTTCCAATCATCACCAGCCCCGCCTTCATCACCATGCGGTTGTATTAGTGTACCGCTAGTGCTATTCATCTGTACAAGGTTTAAACACTTGCGTAGATCTGGATACGTTGCTTTAACGTAGTTGTCAAGCGTTTCTAGATCCAATTCAACGCCTTCTGTTATTAATACTTCTGCAATACGTGCGGTAAATTCAGTTTGGTCAATCTTGCTAATATGAAATCCTTGGCAACGTGAATGTATTGCGCTTGCAATTTTATTAGGATGATTGCATGTTAGGATAAAACGTGCTGTGCTCGCATAAGTTTCCATAACACCACGCAAGGCTGCTTGAGCATTGTGTGACAGGTAATCCGCTTCGTCAAGTAGCACAACCTTAAAATCACCAAACGGCATTATTTGTACAAAGCCTGTAATTTTATCGCGAATATCATCAACGCTGTTTTCACGACTAGCATTAATTTGGAGTACATCATACGGATCAACTTCGCATTGATTAATAAGAATCTTTGCTAGTGTTGTTTTGCCTGTTCCGGCAGGGCCGCTAAACAGTAAATGCGGAATGGTTTTCTCATCTATCCATTTTTCAATTTGTTTCTTTTGTGCTTCATCTCTAAACACGTATCCTTCGATTGTGTTTGGTCTGTACTTCTCAGTCCATAATTCTTGCATTTGTTCTCTCTCTTAAATTGGTCGTACTAAACGAGTGCTTTCTACTATTATACACAAGTTCGATGTTATTGTCTAAGCAAATCTGTTTCCCGGTGAAGTCCAAAAATTTGTACTCTTCGCCGATGAATCGTTTGTTGATGTGATAAGTGAGTAAAATATCTACCACTTCGGCTTCTGTTGCATACGGAATGATCTCGTCTACGTACTTGCATCCTTCAAGCTGTACATACCGCTCAAAGACAGACTGGATTGGTTGATTCTTTTCGGGTCTGTCAATTGTGGGGTCTGTTTGCAAACAAACAATCATGTGGTCACATTGCGAGTGTGCTTCTTTAAGCATCGCAACATGCCCGGCGTGGAATAAATCAAAACACGAAAATGTAATGCCTACTGACACGGCTTGCTCCTTGTGATTTTCTTATAAGGAAAATATGGTCTTACTAACGATTCGTAAATTATCGTAAAGTTAGTTTTCTGTGCCATTAAATAAAGTCTGACTTGTTCTTCAGAGTGTAGGCAGGAAATCATTTAGCACCACGCGAGCCGTCAAATACACAAATGAAATATAATTCAATTCTTTCACTGTTGAATACTTTATGAAATACGCCGTCTTCGATTGTTATTACATCTCCAGGTCTGACTGAGAATGTTTCATCGCCTAACTGCATCATGCCTTCTCCGCGTATAAAGATATACACTTCTTCTTGGCCTTCGTGCTTGTGTCCAGTCGTGCAATGACCTGGGTATAAGAGTGTGCTGCTTAATACTAAATTGTTAAGTTCGGTATTGTCTTGAACAACGTAAGTGTCGTTATCTCTAACTACTTCGCCGCCTATGTTTAGTGTTGTATGTTTTGCCATTAAAAAACCTCCGGATGAACAATTATACAATTATTCACCACGGAGGTCAAACAGTTTGGTTATATGTTATTCTTCTTCTTGGAACCCTGGCTGCCAAACAACTGGCTCGCCACCGCCCATTGTTTTAACTCTGATTGGGCCTGGCGCTTCTTTGTGATAGTAACGTGTCCACGTAGTATCTTCTTCATCTGGACCGTAACGTGTAGTATGATATTCTTTAGTCATCCAACCTAATGCTTCAACGTCACCCATTGTATAAACTGGGTCAGTCGTACTAGATACATTGTGTACCACTGGCATCATGCCCGCTTTAATTTCTGCTTGTAAACGTGCTTGACGTCTTCCAGTATCGCGCATGTCGTCTTCGACTCTGTCTTCTGTAATAAATTCTGATGATTTCATAATGTTTATTTATCGTTAATCTAGTGAACTGCCACCATCATGATTATGCATAGAACCTTCAATCCTATGCAGATCTGAGTTACCGGTTACAGCAACAGATCGTGTTTCGTCAGTCTGTTTAACATCGCTAACAAGCAATACATCACTAACATCAATACGTCGAAGAACAATTTCTTCCTCGCCAATTAACATATTCATACCGCGTGTCCAGCGTCCGTGACCAACAAGTACCCACTCACCTACTGCAATGTCGTGTTGAGTTGGCCCAACTGCAACTACCTCACCCCAACGCGGTTTAATACCTTCGGACTTACCATCATCTAACGGCATGATAATACCACCCTTTGATATAGTCTCATTAAACTCCATACCTTTAACTAAGACATGATCGTTAATTGCTTGTATCCCACTGGCTTCGTAAGTTAATAGTGACATTATATTTTCTTAACACCATCTACACTGCGTTCTTCTTCACGTGCTGATAGTTGTGGTTCTTGTTTAACTTCTCTTGCCTTTGCAATCGCTGCCGCAAGGCCACCAGTTGGTGCTTCCTTAACAGGCGCAGCTTCAACCTTCTCTACTGCAATATCAAGTCCGTCAATTGGATCTGCAATTACTGTTGACTGTGCTGCTTTCTTGCTAGTAGCAACAGGTAAATCTCTAGCAACATTACCAATTTGCTTACGATAATTTTTATTAACCTGCGCTGAGCGAGTAGCTGTAGCATTATTGGTGTTATCAAGTACATCGCCGCGAGCGTTAACATTCATGTTGCCTACTGCGCGGACATTTTCATTCTTCAACATAAGTTTCTGAAAATCGATATCCTGTCCGGCTGCCGATCTATAAGTCTTTTTTCCTGCCATAATTCTTTCCTCTAGTTATGTACGCATATTTAGCGCAAAAATTCCTTGGGATCAAGTTTATAAAACATACTGTCAATCCTATGCACTTTTAATTTGAAAAGTATGTAGCTTGATACGCTACTGCCACGCCCAACTCCCCAAACTACGTTGTTCAACTCCATCACATCTACTAGATATGTCATATAGCGTAACAGATCAAACAAGTCACGTTCCATGAACAGTATTAATTCTTCACCGCACCTCTGTAACTCGGCGTCGGTATTGCATAAATCTAATATATGTTTTGCAATGTCCATTTCTTTGTAGCTGTCGGGCATGAACCAGCTTTCTTGGTTTTGTTTATCAAAATCAGTAACAGATAAATCATCATTTTCTAAATACGTGACTAATGCATCGTACCCGGCAGCCCTATTTGCTAGGCCGACATCTATTGTTTGTCCGTCCTCTATCATAAACGGTCCTGGGTGATAATTAGGATCGGGATTAATGTCGTGCATGAGTATATCAAACACCTCGTCCTGATCGTAAATCATTTGTCCAAACTTATCTGTTTTCATTTTTTAGGTTTTTTAGGTTTCTTAGTTTTATTAGTAAAGTCAGCCTTAATAACTGTGCATTCTTTATCGTCTATTGGGAATAAGGCCGCCGGAAGAACAAACCTGCTATCATCATCGGCAATTGCTGCATCATCATCTAACCAAGCTAAGTTTAACATCTCCCATGTTATAGGAAAAGGTCTTGCTGCTTCGATTTCGTCTACGTCTGCACCTGCTGGATACGACTCAAAGCGTGGGGCTGGCGATGCCCACCATTTTGCATCATCATCGTCTGTAACCATCTCGTGTATTTCATCATCGTCGTCAGCTGAATCCCAAACGTATGTAAGTAGTCCGCCCACCGCGCTTGTAAGCTCTGCGTCGGTTATAACCAGGGTATCCTCGAGGATGGCATTCATCTTTGTAACTAGTGTAGCTAATATAATTGGATCAAACGGGCCTGGGCCAGGCACTGTTAATACCGGCACACCTATTTTTGAAAATGCTTTTATCGATGCATGGTCATCTTCGCGGATGAATATACTACGTTGCACTCTATCATATATGAAATACTGTAAACGATCGATTCCTGTGTTTTGGTCTTGCGTTGCATCGCCCATTGAATAAAAATCTATGTCGAATGAATACTTGTTAAAAAACAATTCTCCATCAAAGTACATGCCTGCCATAAAATCATATTGGTTCTTCATTCTTGCCATTTAAACTAAATTCCTTTACTGTAACTCTACTACAATTTGTGCTGATTGAAATGCAGCGATGCATTCGGCAACTTGATTATTTCTAAACAAAGACCGCTGATCGAATATTACAAACGGCCGTGTGTCTATGGGCCTAATATCCTTAAGGGCACTATCACTTAATGCAATTACAGACTCATCCACACGTCGCCGGACTGCTACATTTGATGTGTATTCTCGTATCAGATGTCTTAGTGAATCTTTATGACTTGTCTGACGCACAAATAATAATGAATCGGGATACTCAACTATTAATTGAAGAGCTGCTGTTGTATGGCCTGACCGTCGCGGCATCATTATCCGTACGGTACCAAATTCTTCACGGAACATCTGATGTGGCATGTTGCGTTGTAGACTTATGACATTTGGGGCTTTTAGATTCTTTAGTGATTGTGTACACATATCAACTAGTAACTGTGAGTTGATATTTACCATATGTTCATCAACTATCATGAAATATCAATCTTACCGTCTAAATCTGGGCCATCTTTATTACCAAACATTTCTTCGAGCTTCTCACGTTGCGCCCTTGTGTAAACTTCGAGCACCATATCAAGTTGATTAATAAGCGACTGGTTGCCTGTTCTATAAGCAAATGTCATACGATTATTGAGATCATTAATTTTCCCTTGAACTTGTTCGAGGGTTAACTCTTCTTTTATTTGCGCTATATCTACCCCAGGATGTTCCATAACATTACTTAGTTATAGATCGCCCGCTACGCGATTTTCTGATTCCTCAACTGTAAAGCCTTTCACAAAGCGACCGTTTAGCTTATCTTTGTTCATATCAATAATCTCGTCGCCTGTAACGCCAAGTGCTATACATGCTACCATAATATAAAACATTGAATCACCAAGTTCTTTTTTAAGGTGTAGTTTGTTTGCTTCGTCTAATGGCTTGCCTTGCCATTGCATTTTTTTGACTATTTCAAGGAATTCCCCCGACTCGGCTGACATACCTTCCGCTGCTGTAATTAGCTCAGGTACTCGGACACCAATTGCGTCACCTTGTTCTTTCATTGCTTGCAATGCTTCAATCATTGCATCAAAGTCTTTGCTTGGGTTGGATAACTTACCCTGTACAAACATTTCGTAATCGTTTAAATCTGCCATCATTCCTCCTCAGGACACCATAAGTTCATAGCCGCTTCAAATGCAGCTTCGTTTAAATTCATTCTGTGTGCGATTGCTGGTTCCGTTTCCGGTCCAGTTATATAACGGTAAATGAAGAATTCACCTACGCCATCATCATAGAATAGTTTGCAATCACCTTCGGCAATTACTGCGTCTAACAATTTGTGGTTTTGGTCAAGTCTATTGAGTGGATCCCATTGTACACCTGGGTTATCAAATAGTACTACTTTATCGTCTAATATTAGAGTAGCTTTGCAGCATTGATCAGCTAAGACTACAAGTTGGTCGAGGGTTGGTTCCCTGAGCTTCAACATCTCATTCCAATCGTCTATTTCTTCTTGGGTAAGTTCGCGCATGACTATCTCCACAATCGTTAATTATGGTTACAGTGTAAGCGAATGTTATTGAAAAATCAAGTTATTTGGTTACCAGGTTCCGGCTGCTGTGCGAACCCAAATGTTTGAAGCGCCATCGTATTCTGCTGTGCAAAGATACATGTATGTTCCATCGTATGCAACTTGCCCGGGTAAATCTCCAGTAGCGCCAATTGTTGTAGTTGGTGTGGTTACTAAATTTTGCTTATCTTGCAGTTCTTCAATTTCAGTTTTTGCTGCTTCAAAATTAGTATTTGTGTTTGTAAAATTGTCACGGAAACCTTGACTATCATTATCCTGTCCGGCTATCGGAAAATCTGTATCAATACTGTTTGTGTTAATAGTGCTTGGCATTTTATTTTAATCCTTATTGTGCTTATTTATTATTGTTTGTTGTTAATTATTAAAGTTTTCGGAAACTTAATATATTGATCGTGTGTATCACTAGCATCATACACATCAACTGGTGATGTAAATCGGCAACTGCCGCCGTCAAATACGGTTTCAAGTTCAATTCCGTCGTCTCTATCAAACGTCGTTTGAAGTCCGCGTTTCCATATATTAGAGTCTGAGACTAATATCTTAGAATCGGCTGTAACATTTTCCGAGTCGGCTGTAATGCCCCAATATTTTGATAGCGTTGCGTCTAATATGTATCTATCAATTTCAAAGTTGATTAAATTAAGTTGTGTACCAAAGAACTCTGTAATGTTATATTGTAGTAACTTTGATTTACCTGGCACAGTGTACGCAATGACCCAGGCTGGTGTAAATCCTAATACTTCACCGTCTTCTTGCTTTGAAAGCATCCAGCGCGGAAGTATCTTAGACTGTTGTCCTATTTGATCAATAACTTCTGATTGCATATTTTCTAAGCTGTTTGGATAAACCGTATTTGTTGGCGCGCCGTCATCTATTGCTTCGTACTTAATAGAAACTTCTGACGGTATGCTTTCACCAGCAGAGTTAACAAGATTATCTACAACTTGACTGTAAACAATTTCGTACAAAATATTATCGTTATCGTCTAATGCTCTAGCCGTTTTAAGTTCGCCAAGTACTACGTGCCTATTATAATGATTAAATTCAAGTGCTGCAAAATAATCCTCAAGTGTTGCTGGGGTTAACCCAAAAGCGTGTTGATATATAACTCGTTTAGCTGAGCTAAAGTTTGGATCATCCGGCCTGTATAAAATATCCGCTGCGATGATTTGATTTAATAATAGTGTATCAAGTAACGCTCTATCTTCAAGTGGCGGCATAGCTTTACAATATAATGTATTATGCGGACTGTTGTACTCCGAGTTAACTAAAATCGTAAACTCCTTAGTAACTGATACAATGCCGTTTGCGCTATATGCCTCAACGGTAAATGTGTATGTAGAATCAAATGTTGTTGGATCAACACTTAACCTAGTTGCGTGATCTTCGCCGAATGTTGTGGCGCCACCGTCTAAACTAAACATCTTAAAGCTGACCCGGCCAATAATATTACCACTTGGCATTAACTTCAATCCTTGTGGTAATTTACTATTCAAACCGCCTGCTTTTAACCTGTATTTCAATACTGTGTCTACGTGTTCTGCTTTAACATTAAAGGTGCTAATATCACCATTATCAATTATGCCTAAATCTGAATCTGTTAGCCATATAACTGTTGTATCGATATCGCCAATTAACGTCATTGATGTTTCGTATAATAATGATCTAATGTCTGTGTTTAAGGCCTTATATGTTTTAATGCCAAAGTTATATTCTATTTCGGTAAGCCCTACGTCTGGTAGGTATCCGGATATCCAGCCGGTAGTAGTGTCTAATGTTATGCCTGGTGGCAACGATCCCGATTCAAGACTGTATTCAATTTGGTCTCCGTTTGGATCTTCGCCAATGAACCGATGTGCAAAGTAATTGTCATGTCTGAATGTGCCTAAGTCATCTACGTTATTTGAAATGTACGGTGAACGTACTGCAATACTGTCAACGGTAATGTTAGTACTATCTGCTGTAAACTCAACGGTATCAGCTGTCATACTATTGCGACTGTATATAAACACTTCAAATGTGCGTAGTACGATATCCTTGCCATCTGTTACTTGCAAAGTAAATTGGTAGTTTTGGCTAATAGAGGTTGTACTAAAATCAAAAGGATATTGATCAAATAATGTGTCATCTCTATCCCATCCGGATTCTGCTGCGCCTAAGTCAATAAGTGGTTCTGCAAAACCACTTAACAGCCCGTCTGTGTCAAGTGTTAATCCTAGTGGTAATTCACCAGACACTAATGAAATCTCTAAATTGTCGCCCGGGTCAGGATCGCCTGCAAGAAACTGAAATGATACTTCACTACCATCAAACCATTTACCTACTAGGCCGGGGTCTGTAATCCATTCCGGTTTATCTTGTCCCGAAACTGTAAGTGTGAATGTTCTATCCGCAATGCGGTCTTCATCATCTATAACACGTATTGCAAATTTGGAAGTTGTGTTCTCTGCAACTTCTGTTGGTACACCTTTGGTAATTGCGACTGATACCGGAATACCTTCAATGGTGCCGGTTGTGCTTACTTGCACACCTGATGGGAGTTCGCCTGCTATCAGCGAGTAGGTTACTTTGGTTGGGTCGCCCGGAAAGTCAGGATCAAATGCTTCTAATGCAATCCTGTAAAACTTGCCTTCTGGTACTGTGCCTAAACTTCCTTGCTCAGTAACCCAAATTGGTGCTTCTGCCATCCTTAACTCCTAGTTAAAACTTCTTCCATTCATCACCAGTCCATACTAATCCAAAGTTATCATTGTTAGTACTAACAACTAGCGGGCCTGCTGATCCGTCTATAGTGACACTACCGTCACCAATGGATAGATTATTTGCTGCGAATGAACCTTCCTGGTCAACAATACGGAAATTCTCACCTATGTCAAACGGTGCTGATAACGCTATAGTAAATCCACCACCTGAGGTATTAGCAAGATACCGCTTTCCAGACTCAGCCGTAAACGCGCCTGCTTTAGATTCAAATAACAATGGAAGATAAGCTGTATCATGATTATGTGCTGATAGTGAATATGCTTGCAAGTCACTAATTTGACTTTCGGTTATTGTTAGTGCTGATTGGTGTTGAGTTATGTTAGATGCTGCAAACCGGGCATCATCAAAGGTGCCGCTTATTACATGACTCGTATCATGATCGTGTATAATTGGAGCATAATCTACATTGTGGTCGTGTGTATCAAGTGAATAAGATTGTAAATCACTAACTTGTGATTCTGTGATGCTAATGGACGCTTCTGTAAAATGTAAAGTTGCATCTGCAATGTGAGTATCGCTTGCTGCTTTGGTGTTAACCCAGACATCACCAGTACCAGTATAATCTTGAATACAGGTATAGACTACGCCGTTGTCCATTGCAATCATACCAGCAATGTCGCCAGCTTCACCTACTAGTGTTGGTGGTGGCGTAGTTCTAACTACCGATGCAGCACCGCTATATACTTCGTTAAAATTATCATTAATCTTATCACCAGTGACACGTAAAGTATCACCAGTACCGTCGTTTGGTTTTATACCAATATTAATTGATTGCTTTGCCATTGGCTACACCTTAAACCCAAGTAGCGATTGCCGCGCGGTGCCAAATATCTGCAACACCATCTACCCAAGTTGTATGACATACGTAAATAAAGCCTGTGTCAAACGCAACCTGCCCAGCTGTATCGCCTGTTACGCCCTTAGCTGTTGCTGGTGCTGTGGTTCTAGCTACAGGTACAAGACCTGTGTAAACTTCTGTTGTGTTATCGTTGATTTTATCGAACGCATCGCGAAGTTGATCGCCCGAGCCATCATTCGCTACTGCTCCGATATTGATTGTTTGTTGAGACATATACTGTTCCTCTGTAAGTTACAGTATATTTATCAATTCGGGAGGGTGTTTAATTAAAGAAGAATACCTATGATCTCTTCTTCATTTAAAATTAATAGATCTTCATTTTCGACAGTGATTTCCTGGCCAACGTATTGCCCAAATAGTACCTTGTCACCTACTTTTACGCCCATTGGCTGTATATCACCATTTTGCAAAGTTTTACCTTTGCCAATTGCTAGGACAACACCTTCGTGGGGTTTTTCTGCTGCGGCACCCGGAATTACAATTCCGCCCGATGATGTTGTTTCTGCTTCTAATTGACGTACAACTACGCGGTCATGTAGTGGACGGATTTTGATTTCGCTCATGTAATATTCCTAATTATAATTCTATCCTAGTGCTACAAAAAAGCCTACAATGTTAATGACCACAAAGTATGCGGTTAACACAATAGTCCATATCATCTCTCTACGATAGTATGCGAATAAACCTGTTACTGCACCAACTAAAAATAGTGGATAGATGATTAACATGTTTGGATCTTTCGCTGTTAATGCCAATATCAAGGAACCAGCAATTGTAAATATCATACCAACCATTTCAAATACAAAGGCAATACGATCGTGCTGCCAACTTTTAACTACGGCATTCTTTATTCGTTCCATCTATTTATTTCCCGGGGGAGTGTTAGTGTATCTTTCTATCCGAATCTAAATCGCCAAGTTCAGCAAAATCGTCTGAATCTATTAATTCGTCAAGATCATCTAGCTCGGCCATTTCGTTATCTTCAGAGAGGATTCTTTTTCTTTCCTCATCTTTAAATCGTTCGTATTCCGCTAGCCAGTCTGGGTCGTCAAACGAAAATCCAGATACTACGCTATTGTTTGGGAAGTCGTCCGGAACTCCGAACAACCGTAATACATCGCCAAGCGCGACTTCATCAACCATTCCACTTTCGTAGAGGGCTGAAAGAATTCTTAGTATGGCGACGCGTACGGTTGGTTCGAGATCGTCAAGCATTTACCCGGTGGTTTTTACTTTGGTGTGTTGATCAACAAACTTGTCAACACGAGGGTCGGTTGACGTTTTGTTTTTAATGCGGGTCTTGACATTCTTGGTTAGCGTGGTCTTCATGGTAGCGCGTTTAGTAGCGCGTGTCTTTTCAGAAATCTTAAGATCAAGAATTTCTTTCTGAGCACCATTCAATCCACCTTTGTTATCCAGGAAAAACTGTGTTGCTTTCAACTTTGTCATTTCCTTAGGTAGTTCAATAAGATCGATATCAATGCATTTAGCTTTGTTTAAAATCTTAATGCGCGAAACGAGATCGTTTGACCACCGTACCTTAATTGTACCATCAGGATTAACCGCGGTTCCCACCACGGTAAACGTTTTTTCTTTACTCATATATCCTCCTCAGGATCGGGTTATTATAGGTTTAGTTTAGCCTTTCTAGGCCGGTAAGGTTAGCAGAGTCCATGCATTGTTTAAAATCAGATTTGCCATCAATAACATTAATTATTGATTCAAGATGTTCGCACATATCATCAACTGATAGTACTGCGTTGCTTTCCCAAACGCTGCCAACTAGTGCCATTGCACGTTCTACTTCGGCAGTGTGAATCTCGGTTGCATCTTTTGTCTGAATATCCATAACATAATATCCTCTCTAACTTAATGTAAGTTTAATTATAGTACAATATTTGGAGGTGGTCTACCGATATTTTGCTTTGGAACACTGATTCTTTGTCGGGGATTAGCCTATCTTAATCATCCAGGGTGAAGAACTTGTTGTGTTTGATGATTTAACTTCAGTTGGAACTGAAATTACGTTAGCCGAACCGTATTGCGCCGCGCACATCTGCTGGGCTGCGAAGCTGGACTCTGCATTGAATTGAACCGTATGCGGTACACGGGCGTTTCCGTTGCGTACATATACTCTGGCTGTGAAGGTTTTCATAACAATATTTATACAAACTTGTAACTACCGCGACCTAATTTCTTAATTGTTTCGCTTTCGGTAAGGTCGGGGCTTTGTAACATTTCAAATAACATAATTTTCTCTATTGCTGGAAAATCAGTTATAAACAAACTTAGGCCATACCGCCAATTATTGCCATTGCCTCCACCGGACCCAGTATGCACGCCTGGAACTCTTTGAGCTTCGCCAAATTTACCTCCCAGCATATCACTTACTGAAACACTCGGAAATCTTTTTTCACGTTTGTTTGCATCGCTTATCGTAATTTCGCCGGGCTTAAAACTAATTTCAATTCTGCCCCCAAATCCAGGATAGCCCCGTGGCACATTTTTCTTATCTCCACCCCAATTGGTTTCACCGTCACGCGGTGCAGCATGGGAATTGGATATTGATTTGCTGTATGTTGTGTTAATTAACAAACTATCTATTTCAGGAATTTCAATTTTGTATCCTTTTTGTAACGCGGTAACAACACGGTCACTTTCGTATTCGCCAAGCATTCCATTAATGATAAATTCTCTCTGGTACTTTACAATGTAATCACATATATCTTGGATTGATTTACAGTTACGTACTTTAGCAAGTGCCATTCGGATATCTTTGGTTAAGACTTTGTATTGCCTCGCTGCTACCCGCTCGCGACTTAGTTGTGCAAGGTGAGCTCGGTAGGGCTTTTCATCTCTGAATAATTCTTTGGTATGTGGACATTCCCACACTGTCACTCTAGGCATTATACAATATCCTGTACTTCATCAAATCCGAAACCAGCCACACCGTATTGTACGCCGGTACCGTCAACAATAATATCGCCTACGCTAATTGAGTGCATGGGTGCAAGACGTGTAATGTTTTCTTCCGATTGTCCTGAGTTGCTTATGTGAAAAACATTTTCGAGATCAGTAGCTTCAATTTCGGCTACCTTCTCGTAGAAGCCTTTAGCTTTATCAAAGTTTTCAGCATGTGCATCGTGATATGCTTTGAACTTAGGATGATCGCTGTGTGGATTCTCCATGCCATTAATAACATCACGTTCCAATTTACTAAGTCTGATTTGATAAATTCCGTATTTCATAATATGTACCTTTTGCTTAACTGTTATACTGATTATAGCACCTGTAACGAAAAGGTCTACCTTTTGAGCATTATTTGTGCTAATAGCGTGGTTTAAGGTGATCTAGCGTGTATTGACGCACATTACAACATTATATGCGCCGTTTTTGAACGAAACTCTATGCAAATCAACAACTTAGCTGTTTAAGTGAATACCTGTAATAGTCATTTTACTCTATATAGATCAATGACTTAACAAGCGGCCACAAAAAAGCCCGTGTAATACGGGCTTCTTGCATTTCCTTATGCGCTTAATTAAGCGATAACTCAATTTACCAGGGTGTTTTAACCAAGTACTTTAGCACGGCTTCCAACTACGTCACGTGCTGATACAGAATACTTTCCGCCAGCAACTTTAACGTTCAAGCCTAAGTTACGTAAGTCAAAGACGCGAGCAGTTAAATTTAAGATACCGTATTGCTTTGCTGCTTGTGAAGCTGTGAGCGTACGGCCTGTTCCGCGTAAATGGTTTTCCAAGAATTTTGCTTGGCCCTTTACTTTATAATATGACATTTTTATATTTCCTCTAAATGTTCCATTGAAAAGGTCTTACTCTTTACAATGTATACCGCCTATTGTACAGTCTGCGTATCTAACTGTCAATAGTCAGTTTTGCCGAAATAGTTATCGTTTCAGAATAACTTCGTCTGCTAAACCGTACGCGACAGATTCTCCAGCGGTCATAAAGTTATCACGATCTGTATCTTTCTCAATTACTGAATACGGCTTTCCGGTCACATTAACATACACATCGTTTAATGCTTTCTTCCAGCGCAATGTTTCGTTAGTATGAATTTCTATGTCTGACGCTTGGCCCTTATAACCAGCTAGGACCTGATGTATCATATGCGTTCCGTGCTTCAGCATCATGCGCTTACCATTGGTACCGCTTGCCGCTAATAATGATCCCATGCTGCAAGCTTCACCAGCAACAATAGTTCGCACATCGCATTTGATAAAGTTCATAGTATCAATTACTGCCATACCGGCTGTAACCGATCCACCGGGGCTATTAATGTAGAATAAGATTTCTGCATCTGGATCTTCGCTTTCTAAAAATAACATTTGGGCGACAATAACATTACAGCTATTATCATCAACTACACCGTTCAACATGATAATTCGTTCTTTAAGCAAGCGACTGTAGATATCATAACTACGTTCGCCGTTTGGTGTCTTTTCGATCACCATTGGTATTAATCCAGACATGTAAACTCCTCTTTTAAGTATGAACACATAATAACATAGGTGAATTGATTTGTGCAAGAATATCGGCGAGGTTAAACTAGTTGACTTTCAAAAGCCAAATCGTAAATAAGATCCACGCATTGTTCATTAAGCTCTTCCATTTGTATATCATCCAACACTGTGCCGTCATTAAATTCAGCATAGCCAAGAAAAGCATCACAAAAATCCGGGTAGTCTTTCATGTCAACACCTTCTACTTCGATAGTAGATTCATTAACCAAAGCAAGGTCTAAAGGAACTCTCTTTAATGCGTCAAACGTATCTTCTGCTGTAAAGTCTGTCATGGTGTTTTCTTCAGCTGAAAAGGACCAACAGGTCCTTAACAGTGGATTGTAAATCTATATAGGCTATTGTCATCCCTATCTATTCTCTTGGTTATAAATTATTAATATTATTCTGGGGAAGCTCTAATACTATTACTCATAGCATGACTCCTTTATTAAGGTTTCCGTAGACCTTGCAGAGCGTACAAGGGTTCCGGGGTGCTACTTTTCTATCATCTCTATAGTTTATGCATCTGTGCCTGGTGGCTCCTATCACGACCGTGAATTCTTTCGTACTGTTCAATGTTACTTAGTGCTGTCTCGTAGTAGTAACAACCTTTTTTATGTTTAGCATAAATTATTGACACCAAATACAATCCGCGTCTAATAATATCGCTTTCGTAATCTTCAATTGGCTTAGGCTCAAACGATACCATATCTTTATCCGGATCGTACTTTATCATAAGTGAGGCCGCAATGTACATTGAGAAGTTACCTTGCTCAACCATTTCCTCTAAGCTGGGCAAAGCCAGCTTGTACTTTTCAACTTCTAGTACTGCATCAATAAGTTTCTGTGACATTAGTCGGTGCTCCTTCTTATATTAGTATGTACTAATTGTAGCAGGACTGTCCAAAAGGTCAACCTTTTTTTGAAATTGATACTTTACCAGATTCTTTCTTTTCTCCGGTTATAGTCGTCATGCACACCTTCGAAAATACGTCGTCCCAACCTTCAACGGCACAACGGGCAGCAACAGGATCAACTTTGTGTTCTTTAATAAGTCTTTCAATGGCTGCTATCTTTGCCATGTCTGCTGTATGCTTTTGATTTGAGATTTTGACTTGGCCATTTGTTTTTGCTGTTTCAACTTTTGCTGTCTCTGCGTCAATGAATTCAGGCATCATCGAGCACGATGCCATTGACACAACAACTACCATAATGGTAATGGCTAGCATTTTAAATCCGTACTTAAGAACCTCTGCTTCGTGATCCTCTTTTGTCTTTGATCCGTTTACGTTTACAGTGTGGTTACCGGTATTCATAATCTTATTTTCCTTGCCAGCCTTTAAGGGCGGCGAATGTTAATAGTTGTACATGCTCATCGTTTGGCATGGTGAATGTTTCCGAGATACTGTCGAACTTAAATTCTTTACTCTTGTTGTTTAGGTCATCACCTCTAATTGCCCACACATTATGATTGGTCCAACGTGTGATGCGGCCAATTCCTAATATCTTGCCCGGCATAACACCAATGACCCAGTCGCCTTTCTGAAGTTCCTGCTTGTACTTGTTAACAGGATTAGTAACTTCTACTTTATCGTGGGACTCGATATTTCGTACGTACTCAGTTTGATGATGACCAACAAGTACCTTTGTGTACTTAGATCTAATACGCCCTTTTTGCTTGCGGCCATCTACTTCGTATATAAATGTAACACCGTATGTAATGATCTGATTGGCCTTGTGGTACTTGGTTTCTTCTTCGTACGTTTCAATTTCCATATCTACCAGTCTGGCAATAGTGCCGTTAGTCGCTGTAGCAATGATTTCAATAAACGTATCATCCGGAATAACAATATCACCAACTTTAAAGAAAGTGTGATTGGTATTCTTTCGGCCGGTCCAGTCAGTTGATTCTTTTGTTTCAACTTTAACCCCGCTGCAACTTCTTAAAATAGTAGTTAATGACATTATTCTTTCCTTGTTAATTCTAGTACTACCATGTATTTGTCCCACGCATCTTTTACCGCTGGGTTCTTATCACGGAGCCGAAGGTCTTTGAGTTCTAATTGGAGTGCATTTTTTTCGACATCCAGAAGCTGTTGCTTTAACTCAAGCATTTCTTGGCCAATCTGATTGAGAGCACCTCCTGTGATATTATACGATCGTTCGTCGTATGTCCTCGAAGGATCGAATGTGTTATCGTCTGACATTAGTCCTTAACCTCTTTTAAGAAGGCGTAGGCCTTGTGGTACTTCTCGATGCGCTCGTGGTCCTTTGGACGTAAGCCCTTCATCCTGTGAATGTCGCTGTTGTGTCGC